CGCTGGACACCAGATTGGACGCGGCCAAGACAGTGGTGAACTACCTGTACCCGCGTCTGACGGCACAGCAGGTCAGCGGCCCCGCTGACCGCCCCATTGAAACGGTGACCTTCGATATCACCAAGCTGCTTCAGGACCCAGTTGCGGTTGAAGCGGCCCAGAAGCTGGCGCTGATGATGGCCGCGCAGGACACGGCACAAGCACCGGCCAGAATCTGCGGCCCGGCTGATGAATCCTGCGCGCGGCCCGCTTACGATCCATCGGAAGTGCTCAGAGATCACAACGGCCACTATCTGCCGAAGTGACGTGAAGTGTAAACGGACAACTTGGGGCCGGACACCCGGCCCCGAACTTCTTGGAGAGAATTCATGAGACGAACCTTTGACCGGTACGGCGTGGACATTTCGCCCTTCCCTGCCTTCTGTGAACGGTATGCTAACGGCATGCCGTTGCGCCCGCCCATGGCCCAGCGCCCGGCCCGTGCCTCTATCGCCACGATGCCCGCACCCCGCGTGCCGGAACCCGCGCCCGCTGTGGTTTCCTTGGATGTCAGCGATGAAGCAGCCGTGGCGCGTCAGATTCGGACGTGGTTCAGCGCTGGCCGGACGCCCCGCGCCATTGCCGCAAACCTGAACCGCTTGGGCGCGCCCGTCAATCGTGGTTCCCAGTGGTACGCAAGCACGGTGAAAGTCATACTGCTTCATGATCCATGCCCACGGTCTGCATGACCTAAGTTACGTGAAATCAACAGCGCAACTTTTTCTGAAGAAATGGAACCGATGGATCAGGGAATCGGATGTCGAGTACGACCCGAACAACCCGGCATCCGGCCAGACTGACTTCTACGGTCAGCAGATGATCATCGCACGCGAAGTGATGGAGGCTGGCGAGGTGTTCGTCCGGTTCCGCCCGCGCCCACGGAAAGAAGGCCTGGCGGTACCGCTGCAACTGCAGTTGATCGAAGCGGAGCAGTTGCCTCTGTGGCGCATGTCCTCGCAGGAGATGCCTACGGACAACCGCGTGCGCTCCGGGATCGAGTTCCGGCCGGATGGACGGCGCGCAGCGTATCACTTCTGGCGCGCGCATCCCGGCGAGACGATGTTCTTCCCGCTCGAGGCGATGTCCGTCGAGCGTGTGCCAGCGACAGACGTGCTGCACGTTTACAAGCCGATCCGCGCCGGCCAGTTTCGGGGCCAGCCGTGGCTGACATCGGTGCTCGCGAAGCTCTACGAACTGGAGCAGTACACCGACGCCGAGATCGTCCGCAAGAAAGTCGCGGCGATGATCACCGGGTTCATCAAGCAGGTCAGCCCGGACAATCCGATCATCCCGCCCGATCAGCAGCAGAACGGTCCAGGACAGACCGACCCGGGCGCGCAGATTTCGAAACTCGAACCAGGAACGTTCCCTGTTCTGAATCCTGGCGAGGAAGTGGAGTTCGCGGAGGCGCGCGACAGCGGGGATTTCAAGGCGTTCATCCGGACGTGCCTCCAGGCGTTCGCGAGTGGCGCGGGCCTGGCGGAATACCAGATCAGCGGGGACCTGTCGGGAATCAACTACTCGTCGATCCGCGCGGGCCTGCTGGAGTTTCGCCGCAAGTGCGAGCAGTTCCAGTATTCGGTTTTCACTTTCCAGGTGTGCCATCCGATTTATCGCCGGTGGCTGCGGGAGGCCATGCTCGCGTTGGTGTTCGGCGTCGAGTTCCTGACCGCTTACGACAAAGATCCCGAGCCGTTCGAGGAAGTGCAGTGGGTCACGCCGGGCTGGCCGTGGGTCGATCCCGATAAGGACATGAAGGCCGCCGAACGCGCGATCCGTGACGGTCTTTCGACGCGTTCGATTGAATGTGCCGAGCAGGGGTACGACGCGGCCCTTATCGACTCACAGCAGAAATCCGACAACGACCGCGCCGACAAATATGGTCTCTCCTACGACTCCGATGGGCGCAAGATCCTCACCGGGCGCAACGCCGGCATGACTGAGGAAGAGATCGAGAAAGACGGAGTGAGCGGAAAGATGGAGGCGCAGTGAAGCATCTGGCGCACGTTGCATCGCGGTTTGTGAACTGTCCGCTGATGATTCATCCGCCCAAGCTGGAGGTGATCATCAAAGCCCTCGCGCCGAGGCTCGGTGTCGACCCCGACATCGTGCTGGCCAGCCGCGCACCGATGGATGCTACCGCCACGTTGATGGCCCGTTATGGGGACGCCGGCGAGGAGAGAGATTACGCCGTCATCGATGGGATCGCGGTGATTCCGGTCCAGGGCACGCTGCTCAAGAAGGAATCGTTCATGTCCGCGTGGAGCGGTGCGACCTCGTATGAGCAGATTCAGCGGCAGGTGGCGAGCGCCATCGATGACGGGGGCGTGCGCGCGATCCTGCTCGATATCGATTCGCCGGGCGGTGAGACCACCGGCTGTTTCGAACTGTCCGATTACATCTACTCGGTGCGCGCCATCAAGCCGGTATATGCGACCGCGAACGACATTGCATTGTCGGCGGCCTATGCAATCGCGAGCGCGGCCAGCAAGGTATTTGTGACGCGCACGGGGGCAGTGGGGTCCGTCGGTGTGTATGCGCTGCACGTCGATCAATCCGGGTTCGACAAGGAACTCGGCGCGAAGTACACCTACGTGTTCGCCGGCGAGAAGAAAGTCGATGGGAACCCCCACGAACCACTGGCTGAGCGCGCCAAGGGCGACATCCAGGATGAAGTGGACCGGGAGTACGGGATCTTCACTGAGACCGTGGCGCGGAATCGCAAGGTTGCGAAGAAACAGATCGTCGCGACACAGGCGGGGTTGCTCTGGGCAGAGAACGCAGTGCCCCTGCTGGCCGACGCAGTGGGGACGATTGACGATGCCATGAATGCGCTCATCGGATCGATGGGTGCGCGCAGTAGGAGTTCAACCGCGGCGGCAGCCGCAATTCCAACCAAGGGAGAGCATATGACCGAAGATGTGCAAGCCCTCGCCGCGAAGAAGGATGGCGAGGCCACTGACAACGAGACCAAGAAGTCGAAGAAGAAACCGGACGAGGCCGACGCCAAAGAATGCGATTCCAAGCCTCCAACCGACGATGACGAAGACGACGAGGACGAGGAAGACAGCAAGCCGAAGAAGGACGGCAGCAAGAAGAAGGCCGCCGCTTCGACGCTTGCCGCCACGCAGCCGGGCGGCATGCGCGCCGAAAGCGACATCGAGGCCATCGGGGCGCTGTGCAAGATCGCAGGGTGCCCGGAGCGCGCCGCCGAGTTCCTCACTAAACGGAAAGCCAACGGGCAGTATCTCGGCGTCGCGGACGTGAGCGAGTTGCTCACCAATTCCCGCGTTGCGGAAAGCGAGAGTCACATGATCACCTCCCACGTCGATCCGAACAAGAGCGCCACGGCGCGCATGCAGGATCTCGAAGCCGAGGCCACGGCCTTCGCGCGCCAGAACAAAGGCGCGACGATGGACAACCTCTATGTGCACGGGCAGAGTCGCGGCGTCTCCAAGGAACAGGCGGTCGCGCGGGCACTGGAAGCGCACCCGGAAACTTACGCGGCCTATCGGAACCAGCACAACGCCGCTGCGCTGGTCCGCACGCTGCAGAACGCGGGCCTGCAGATCGTCCAGCGGTAAAGGAGAAAACTCAACATGGCTTACGAACAGACTTTACGAACCATCGGCGCGCCGGCGAGTGCGGACCTGAGTGCATCTCAGTTCTGCTTCATGACGATTAACTCAAGCGGACAGCTTGCCCTGCCCTCGGCTGGCGGTGACGCTGACGGCATCCTCCAGGACAAACCCAACGGCGTGGGCGTCGAAGGCGAGCTCGCGGTGCTGGGCATCAGCAAGCTGGTAGTGGGCACTGCCGGTGTCACGTGCGGCGACCTGCTGACCACCGACGCCAACGGCAAGGCGGTGACCGCCACCACTGGCAACAAGATCCTCGGCCGCGCGCTGGCGACCGGAGCCTCCGGCGTCATCATCCCGGCGCTCATTCAACAGAAGGGCAAGCTGTAATCGTCAGCGGCCCAAACAACGAAAAGGAGAACAAGTAAATGCCTCAACCGACTTTGAGCGATGTACACGTAAATCGCCCGCTGACGAACATCTCCGTGGCGTATAGCCAGGAGGCGGCTGGCGTCGAGTTCGTCGCGGATCGCGCGTTCCCGCCGATCCCCGTCGAAAACAAAAGCGACCTCTATTGGACCTACAAGCGCGGCGACTGGAACCGCGACGAGATGCAAAAACGCGGCCTCTCGATGGAATCCGCGGGCGCCGGGTATGGCCTGGATTCCACGGGCACGTACAACTGCGACGTGTGGGCGCTTCACAAGGATGTGGACGACCAGGTACGAGCGAATAGCGACTCGCCGCTCGCGCCCGACCGCGACGCGACCATCTTCCTGACGCAGAAGGCGCTCATCCGGCGCGAGAATCAGTGGGCCGCGCAGTACTTCAAAACCGGCCTGTGGACCGGCGAAGTGGCCGGCCAGGCGACCTCCGACAGCACGCACGTCGTGTACTGGGATTACGCCACGTCCAGCCCGATCACGGATATTCGCCACGCCAAGACCCAGGCGCGGCTGAACTCCGGCGGCTTCGTGCCCAACATCGGCGTCTTCTCGCGCCCGGTGTTCGACAAGCTGGTCGACCACCCCGATTTCATCGACCGCACCAAGTACGGCCAGACTGCGCCGAACCCGGCGATGGCCACGCGCCGCATCATCGCCGAAATCCTGGAACTGGAAGACGTCCTGGTGATGGACGCCGTGTACAACACCGCGGCGGAAGGCGCCACCGAGTCGAACTCTTTCATCGGCGGGCTCGCGGCGGGCCTGTTCTATCGTCCGAAGAACGCCGGGCTGATGGTGCCGAGCGCCGGTTACACCTTCAATTGGACCGGCTTGATCGGCTCCATGGGCGGCGCGGGACTCCGTATCAAAACGTTCCGCATGGAGCACTTGGCCTCCGACCGGGTCGAGATCGACTCGGCCTTCGCCATGGCGCAGGTCTCCAAGGACTGCGGCTTCTTCTTCAACAACGTGATCACGGCGGTGTAACCATGTTTCTCCGCAAACTTTCGTGGGCGCAACTGACCAAGGGCGGCGTGCCGCCGCTGTTCGTGCTGCGCCCGTTGCCTGGCGGCTTCACGCCGCCCGAAGTCGGAGCCGAGTATCCGGCACCCGATCCGGTTGACAAGTTCCAGTTGACACGGGCCCGGCAGATGTATGAACAGCGGCGGATTGGAACGCGGCTGGAACTCGAGGTGGCGCTCGCCAAGTCGCCACCCGCACCAGCGAAACCGGCGAAAGCCAGGAAGGAGAAAGGGAATGGTCGAAATTAAGAAGGTCCCGGTCAATGCGCCGGAGTTTCAAAGCAACGGTCCGCACCCGAAGTTGAAGGGCGTGTTTCTGTCGTTGCAGAAGCTGTTCTTCGCGAGCCAGCAGGCGGGAACCGGATCGAGCCAGAGCATCGCCCATGGCTTGGGCGTGGTGCCAGCCGGTGTGCTCTGCATCCCGACGGACGGCGGCACCGTCACGTATGGCACTCACACCGCAACCAACGTCGTGGTGACGGTGACGAGTGCGAAGCACTTCGATGTGCTGGCCTGGCTATGACGCCGACTTCCCTGGGGCGGGTCAACGTCGCCACACCCGGTACTCCCGTCCATCTGGCCGCGACTCGCACGCCGTGTTGCCGCATCCGTGTGCAGGTGATTGCCGGGCTGACGGGCAAGATGTATTTCGGCACTGCCAGCGTCAACAAGAGCACGCTGGCCGGAGTCATCAAAGAACTCTGGCCGAATTCGGGAGGTGGGGTAGACGACTCCTACGAGGTGTGGTCAGGCACGGACACCGACACCCTTGATCTCTCGGATTACTGGATCGACGCCGCCATCGCGGGCGAGGGCCTGATCGTGTCCTATTGGAACAAACCCTCGTGGACGTATCCCGCAGGTTAACCGATGGCCTGGTCAGATCTCGTCAACACGATGGATGACGCGTGCCTCTCCACCTTCGGCACACCCGCTACCTTCACGCCGCAGGATGGCTCAGGCGCGCAGCAGATTACAGGCATCATCCAGCATCCGGCGATGGCGGAAGACTACGTGCCGGGCGGTGTCCAGGGCACGTCCGTAGTACGGCTCTTCGTGCGCTTCGCGAACATCACGCCATCGCCACGACACGGCGACACCGTTGCGATTAACGGCATCGTTTACGACGTTGTCGATGTGGACGTGGATGCGCAGGGCGGCGCGGTACTGAAGCTGAGGGTCACGTAGATGCTGAATGCCGCACCGATCACGGATGCCATCGCGAGCGTGCTCCTATCGATCCCCGAGTTGAGCGCCGCCATGGGAGGCCGGATCAGCGCGTTTCACTTTCGCCTCGGGCAGGAGCATCGCCTCGCCGAGGCCATCTACAAGATGCCCGCGCCGTCCATGCTCGTGGCATGGGAAGGGACGAAGGGCGGCAACTTCGACGGCCAGACGATTTGGAAGCACCGTTGGGGCATTTACTACCGGATGGGCAACGCGGCCGGAGTCGCCCAGCCTCTGGGCTATGAGGACTTGTGGTCGATTACCTGTAACCGCCCGCCCGGCGGCAGCGGCGCGAACATCCGCTATCTGCAGATCTACCCGGGCCTGGACATCATGGACACGCCGAGCATCGACCACGAACTCGATGAAGACCTGATCGACCGTTTCAAAGGCGTCTTCATCATTCCCGAAATCGGAGACAACTGATGGACGACCAAGAGAGCACTCCAACGAAAGAAACCGTGCGGTTGCGCCACCCGCACACCGGCGATGTCCAGGAAGTGGAGGCGACGCCGGAGAAACTGGTGCCGTTGATGGGCCTGGGGTATGTACAGGTCCGGGAGGTGAGCGAATAATATGCCCGCAAGAGTACAGCAGTTAATAATGGGCCTTGGCAAAGGCAAGCAAACAAACATTGCCACGGCCGGCACGACGTTTCTGCGCTTCAAGAAGCTCGACACGGGCCTGACGACGCCGAAGCCGATTTTCGAAAACGACGCCGCGGAAATCGGCAAGGGCCACGAGTTCATCACCCAGACGTTCGCTTCCCATTACGAGGTCGCGAATCGCTTGGAGAAGTACGCGAGCGCGGAGTTCGTGACCTGGGCGCTGGCCTATGGGCTGGGCAACATCGTACAGACTGGCTCGGTGGCGCCGTACACGTACACGATCACGCCGCTCAATCCGGGCGTCGCGCTCGAACTGCCGTACTTCTCGCTGGTCGAGCAGGTGGCGGAAGGCGGCGGCAACGCCATCGACAATCTGTACGTTGGCTGCGCGATCGAGGACTTCACCTACCAGTTCAACTACGGTCCGGGGCGCGCGTCTTCCAAGATGACGGTCAACTGGGTCGGCTCCGGCCTGTTGACGACGCCATCGGGGATCACTGTTCCCGCGCTCACCACCGAGAACAACATGCTCGCGGCATCGATGTCGCTCTCGGTCAACGGCGTCGATTACGTAACGACGAAGCGCATCTTGTCCGGGTCGGTCGGCTGGAAGAACAACCTGCTGCTGAACGCGGGTTTCTATCCCGGCTCCGGGCTGCAGAACGGACTGCAAGTGCGCGGCCGCATGGAGATCGGCGCGCGCGTGCCGTCGTTCCAGTTCACGGCCCGGCTACTCGCCGGATCGCCCGAATACACCACGCTGGTGAATCAGACCACCGGGACCGCGACGCTCAGCGTGCAGCACGACGCCAACAACTCGGTGAGTTTCACCTTCCCGCAGATGGCGTTCCAGGTGGCAGAGAACGCCGAGGCCGATGGCATTGTTGCGGTGACCGTCACCGGCGCGCCGCAGTACAGTAACGCCCAAAATACCGTGATGTCCGCGAGCACGCTGTGCAGCGTGGCGGGTATCGCTCAATAGGAGGATTCATGTACGGAGACATTCCCGCCGAGGGCATCACCATCAAGGTGCCCAACCCACCAAAGACCGCTTTTCTGCGGTTGCCCACGAGCCAGGAACTGCTGGAACGGCTCGACCAGCAGAAGTCCATCCGGCGCACCATCGGACGCCGGAAATCGCAAACGGAGTTCGTGCCCAACCTCAAGGCAGACCTCGACCTGTTCTGCAAGATCCGGCTGGACAAGGACGGAGCGGAATTCGACGAGTTCGAGGCCGGCAACGCGATCTCGAAGCTGACCTTCTGCGAGGTCACCGATTGCCAGCGCGCCGGTGACGAATACCGAATCGCGCTGCGAACGCCATTCGGCGAGACCATCCACCAGGTGAAGATCCCGACGCAGCGCGACATCACCGTGTACAGGCGCACCGTCGTGTCGTCGACCGACCTTCCGCACGGCCAGGAGGAGTTGCGGTACCGCATCGAGCCTTCCGTTGGCCTCTACGATTCGGTGGTGACCAAGGTCGAAGGTTACGCCGCGTCGGTTAAGCCTGCCGACGTGCCTCCCCACCACAAATCGTCGGTCGTTGTGGAACTGGTCCAGGCCATCGACGAACTCGACCCGGCGCTGGACCCAAACTCCTAGCCCCGGACGAGTGGCCCGCGCCGGTCCCTCTCCGGTTGCTGATTTACCGCTCGGTGCGCGCCGCCGAACTGTGTGACGGCGACGTTGATGGGCCGCGCGGCTGCCCCGACGCGAATGACGTCACGTGCGGGAAATGCGGCTTCGGACGCACAGTGGGAGACACGAACGCGCCGGGGCCCTGTCCGCAGTGCGGCGGCTGGCGGTTCACCGTCAATCGCTGCACGCATTGCAAGCTCGACGACCTGGATCATGCGCGGACCCATTCCAATGCCGGCCGCCTCTTTGAACGGCTTCTGGAACTGGAGTTCGACGCCGGGCACTTCAGCATCCCCTGGAGCGACGTCACCGCCGAGGAAGTCCGCGGTCTCCAGATCCTGAAGGAGGAACGCGACCGCTATCAGCGAGAGCAGGCCCAGAAGCCGCCCAATGCCTTTCCAAACTAAGATCACACGCGCCCGCTTCGTGCTGGGGCCCTTCACCGGCGAGGACATGCAGACCATCGGCAACGTCCTGGTGGACAGTATCTCCACACGCATCCGGAAGGCAATCACCGTGAACGACGTGCCAGCCAAGCCGCTCAAGCCGGGGCGCAACGGTCGGCGCGGTTATCCCGAATACAAGGCTGCCCGCGGCCTGATGCCGATCCGCGACTGGGTGTGGACCGGGCGCACCATGCGGTCGCTCAAGGTCAAGAGCGCCAACGAGAACACGGCCACGGTTGGCTTCGTCGATCCGAACGCGGATCGAATTGCGCACGTGAATAATCTGCGCGAGCGGCAGTTTGGGATTTCCCCGAAGGACCGCAGCGCACTCAACGCGGCTGTGCTGGCGGTGTTGCGTCAGGCGCGAGTCATCCGCATCAAGAGAGCAGCGTAGATGCCGGACCAGGAATCCATCGTCCTCGAGGTCGATCCGCGCAGCGTCCTCACTGCAATCAAACAGGCCAACCAGGCCGTCGAAGGATGGGAAAAGGGCACGGTCGGCGCCGGTGAGCGCATGCAGAAGTCGCTCGAGCGGATGGGCGAAATGCTGCTCAAAGTGAACGACCGCTCGCGCAGTTCGATGGAGCGGCTCACCCAGTCCATCGAGAAGCAGGCCGCTGCTTACGGGAAGACGGAGGTTGAGCGGCTCATCGCCGACCGCGACCGGTTCATCAAGAAACTCGGCGACGAGCAGGGCATGGTCGACCGCGTGACGGCGGCCTACAACAAAATGATCGAGGCCGCAGGCAAGTCCGGCGGCTCCGAGATCAAACAACTTGGGGCAGAAGCTCGTGAGTCGAAGGCGTCGCTTGCCCTGATGGGCGAGGAGATCGGAGTTCACATCCCGCGCCACATCCGCGGCTTCATCTCCTCCATGCCCGGCGTCGGCGCGGCACTGAGCGCGGCGTTCAGCGGGATCGCGGTCGTGGTCTTAATCGGGGTCATCGTCGAGGCGATCAAGAAAGTTGTGGAGTTCCACGAAAACCTCGAAAAACTGCGCGAGGCGCCGGAACGCATCCAGGCCGAGTTCGCGCGCCTCACCGGCGCAACGAAGGCCGCCAACGACGAAATGCGTGTCGCGAACGACCGGCTGGAGAACGCCATCGCAAAACTGGAACACAGGCCCCAGAACAACCTGAAGCTCGCCATCGACGAGGCGGCGGTCGCTGCCGATCACCTCTCGGAAAAGATGGACAAGGCTCTTCGATCCTTCGCGGATGTGGCCATCAAGAACGCTCCTGGAGTGTTCGCCAACATCATAGGCGGCCAAGCGGGTATCGACGATGTCGTGAAGCTCGTCCAAGGTAAATCGGGTTACGGCGGCCTCATCGGCGATGTCTACAAGGCCACCTCCGCTGGGGGCGATCCCACCAAAGTGCTCGGGCAGTATCGTGCCGCCGTCGGAACCATGATCCGGCAGTCCGAAATGGCCGAGGCGTACCAGCAGGGCAAGGGATTTGAGGGCGTCAGCTACGAAGACATCCGCGGTGCGATGACCGGCAGAGGCCAGCTGCCGCCCGGACTGCACTTCGAGAACATGCTGGCCGAGCAGGGCCCGAGGTTGGAAACGCTGCGCGCGCTCGATCGGGAGATGGACCTGCTGGGCCAGAGCTACGGCCTCGAAAAGAAGAATAGCAGCCTCAGCGGCCAGGAGGACCGGCTCAAGGAAGTTGCGAAATCGAGCGGCGTCACGGAAGAACTGCGTCAGCAGGTGGCCCGCGCCCAGGAAGGCGAGTTGAACGGCTTGGCCCGTATCAACGCCGCCCATGAGGAGCGGCTACGTCATCTGAGAGAAGAGGGTCAACTCAATACGGTCAACGTCAAGCTCGCCGGCCAGATCCGAGACGCCGAGATCGCCCGCTTCGAAAAGGACGAGAAACGGAAGACCGCCGCTGCCGTGTTTGGCACGAACACCTCACTGGGCGAAGCAGGCATTCGATCCAACTACACGATCTTCCAGGCCAACCGAAAGGCCAGTGGCGCGGCGTTCGGCGAGGCTGATATCAGCGCCGAGTACGACACCGCCATGGCACTCACGCAGAAGCAATTCGATGTTGCTGGCCAACATGTCCGCGAACTGCGCGAAATGAACGCCACGGACGGAGAGATTCAGCGCGCCCAGATCGAGGCGACGAAGAATTTCGCACTGAGTGCGCTGGACGCGGAGACGAAGAAGCGGGTCGAGTTGATCGACCTGGCCAAACAGCAACGGGATGAAGAGTCCAAGACCGCCCGTGCGAACTACGAGAACGCCCGCAGGCTCAGCGACACCGTGGCGGGCGAGCAGGAGCGAAGGGAGCGCGACGCGCTGCAGCGTCAGATCAAGCTGGCTGAGGCGCTCGGCATGAAGACTTCCGGCGGCCAGGTCGCCACGGCACTCACGGTCGAACAACTGCGGATTGCCGCCGCGCAGATGCAACACTCTCAAACCCTCGCGCGAGTCGGCCAGGAGTCTTTCGAAGCCCAGAAGTTGCCCGGCGGCACCCCGGAGGAGCGGCGCCAGCGGGATTCCGAACTCAACCGGCTCAAGATCGAAGGTCTGAAGGCCGAGGGCGAGTTGCAACGCCAGATCGATGACGCGCACCAGGACCGCGTTGTGAAGCTAATGGAGCTTCAGAAGCGCGAGATGGAGGAGATCCAGAACAAAGCATCAGGCCTGTTCCACACGCTCTTCACGAAGCCGCAGGAATTTGGCAAGCAGCTCGCCAGCACGATGAAGGAGGCTGTGCTTAAGCCGATTACGGAGGGCCTGGGAGGTATGGTCGCGGGCGCGATCCATCCTCTTATATACGGCTCCGATGGGCAGGGCGGGATCGCGGGCGTTTTCAAGGGGATCTTCGGCGGCGGTAAGCAGGACCCCATCAAGGCGGCCACCGATCTGAATACGGCTGTCACCGCGCAGAACTCGGTCGCGATTGCGTCGTTGACGGCTGTTTTCGCGGCTGCGATGGGAATGGGTGCGCCTGCAATTGCTGCGCCGTCCGGCATCCCGGGCGGCATCTCGCTCCCGGTGATTTCGATTCCGGCGGCTGCAGGCGGCTCTGCTTCGGGCGACGTAGGCGGCATTGGAGCGGGGGCGTCCATTCCGATCGGTATCGGAGGGGCGGGCAGTCCTGGTGCCTCAGGTGTGCCGCCCGCCGACATCTTCAACCTGCCCACCACGCACGCCGGTGCCAGCATGAATCCCCTGGGCATGATCTTGGGCGCGAATCAGAAGGGCGGAACGTCGGGATTCTACAGTATGTTCTCGAAAGAAGGCTTCTCGAAGACTCTGCAGAACCTGAAGGGCACCGTCTGGAACCAGAAGGTCTTTGACGATGCCGGCGGCGGGCTATCGGGAGGAATTCAGGGCGTCGCGAAATCGCCGGCCGCTGGTGCCGCCGGAATGATGCTCGCGATGAACGGCCTGGTCGGCTCGCGGCGCGGCACGTGGGGAGGCATCGCGGAAAGCACCGCTGGCGGCGCGCTGATCGGCGAGCAGATTGGCGGCCCGCTCGGCGCGGCTATCGGGGCGGGCGCGGGCTTCCTGGCTGGTGTCGGGGAAAAGCTGTTTGGCGTCGAGTCTCCGGAGAATGAAGCCAAGCGGCTGGTTAAGCAGCTTTACTCCATCAGCATCGACAACTCGATGGCGAAGCAGATTGCGGGCATCGCGCAGCAGAAGTATGCCGGCCATGTGAGCATCGCCGTGCGCGATCCGGACGTCCGGAAGATGCTGATGCTCTATTCGGAGGCCACGGGGCAGAAGATGCCACTCTCGGCGACGACGCCGCAGTCAGGGAGTTTGGCCGAAATGGGCGGCAAGCTATACCAGCAGGCGACCTACGTGAACGGCACGCCGTACACGTTTCAGAGCAATCTGCCTGTGGCGGGAGGCTATTCGACGGGCACGTATCCGGCTCCCGGCCCGATGACGTTGCAGGTAAACGTTGCTGGGCAAGGTGCCGCGCAGTTCGTGGCCGGTCAGGTCGTGACGCCGGAGTTCGTGCAGTCTCAGTGGTCGAGCGCTGCGGCCGCGAGCAACGGGCGGCTGCAGAACTCGGCGATCATCCAGCAGCCGGGATTGGTGGTAACATAATTCGCGATGCGCAACTGGGCCTGCGCGATCTTGCGCAGTACTGTTCGCTCTCGTTCGCCATCTGGAGGAATACTTGGCTCGATTCGACTCTTGTCCGGACTGCAAAGGGAAGAAGCAGTTCGAGTGCACTTCGTGCCGGTGCGGCAGATGTAACGCGTCCGGCGTGGTCGCGGTGCGCTGCTCGTCATGTAGCGACGGAGCAGTCCAGTGTTCGACCTGTAAGGGCAGCGGGAAGATACTCGTAAAGAAGGGGTTCTTCTCCGACACGTATCGAACGTGTTCCAGATGCAACGGGACAGCGCGTCACGCCTGCAACACTTGCCAAGGAAAGCGCGAGGTTTCTGGAACCTGCCCGTCGTGTAACGGGTCCAAGAGAAACACCTCTTGCACCAATTGCGGCTCTACTGGGAAGGTCAGTTGCTCGAAGTGTAGGGGAAACGGGGTGGTCGAAAGCGAATGGAGTCGTTCCTTGCATACCCAGTCCGTCGAGCGGCTGAAACTTGAGCATGAAAAACGCAGCCAAAAGGTGATCGCGATGGAGCGCCAGATATTCGACCTTCAGGAAGAATATTGGGGCAGGGGCAGAGAGGGCAACATCGACGGGGATCTTTCATATCTCAGAAGGAACATTTCAGAGATGGAAGGCGAGGTGGCAGCAATCGAAGAAGAGCTGGATCGCAGGGCCGGCGTAGGAGTAGCAGGGGCGGCGCAATCTTTTGAATCGCAATCAACGGAACGGCTGAAACTGGAGCACCAAAAGCGGCAGCGAGCGGTCCTGGCCCTGGAAAAACGAATGAACGACCTTCAAGAAATGTACTGGGGTGAGGGCCGGCAGGGAGACATTGAGAACGACCTTTCCTCCTACAGAAGAGAAGTTCGGACATTTAGTGATGAAATGGCTGCGATAGAAAAAGTCCTCGATCAACGGTGAATCGGAGTCAGCCCGCTTTGAGTATCTCGCTAGACAGTCTTCGCTGAGATCGCCCACCATTCGGAGCAAGTCCCGATGCCTGACAGTATCCAGAACGCTGCGCCTAGCGGCGTGATGCCCTACGCGCTCTGCACCGCTTTCTCGGAATCGCGCGAGTTTGCCCAACTCCAGGCGCAATACCATGACGGAACCACGGAGCGTTCCCAACTCGCCCAGACGTCGCGGAAGGCATTCAAGCTTGCGCAGAGGCTAACCGCCGTGCGCGCCATCGCCCTGAAGACATTCTGGGACGGCCAGCAGGGTGGCGTCGTGCCGTTCCTGTTCTACAACCTCGCAGAGGGCGCATACGACGCCACCGGCAATTCGACGCAGGGGCGGTACACGGTCGTGTTCCGCGGCAGTTGGTCACAGACCACCGGATTGCTGCGCACGGACGTCCCGCAAATCGAATTCGTCGAAGTCGCGTAATCCCCAACTTCCATGTCCGACACCATCGGCCGCATCAGCGTGCCCGCGCTCGTCGATTCGGGCCTGACGTTCCCGCTGACCAGCGATTTCGGGTACGGCTTTACCCAGGAGCGTCCGGTCGTCGTGCACCAGTTCGGTGAACTGGATGCCAAGGCAGAACAGCGCTTCGCCGTCGGCATCGGCCCGCGCAAGTTCGCCTTCCGCCGCCAGCATCTCAGCATGCGTGACCGCGCGACGCTGGTTTCCTTTTGGGAGAGCCAGCAGGGTGCGTGGAAATCGTTCACATACAGCGTCCCGAACCCCGACCAGACCACCAGCCCCACCAAGGTCACCTGGGAGTACGCGCCGCTCTCGATCCAGTACTTGGCGAACGCCTGCCAGGTCGGGTTCAACTTCATCGAGGTCCCCAACCCGTCGGCCGCGCCCAGCTATCCCGTCAATTCCACTTGCCTGCGCTTCCCCTCCAGCACACTTCAAACCGCGCTTCTCTCCCAGGTCCAGCAGATCATTCCCTTGGTCCACATCCGCGTGCGCGAGCAGGCGGTGCCCGACATCTATCTCTCGGATCGTCGCTGCACTGTCGGCGGCCAGCTCTACTTGCCGCGCGTGCTCGGCCTCGGTGAACCCGGATCGGACGTCATCATCTCCCAGGACATCAAAGGGACCGCCGACAACGTTCAGTTCACTTTTGGTAATGCCGACCGCGCGATGACTGCGCTCGCGAACGACACGGACCTGAAGTTCGCCAGCATCGACCTCTCCCTGTACCACGTCAACACGGGCATCCTGCTCCAATTGTGGTCGGGGTTCATCGTCGGTTTCGTCTCCGATGGCTCGCCGCAATTCACCGTGCGCGCCAGCGATGGTCTGTACCAGATCACGCAGATGTACCCCGCGCGGGCCATCTCGCGGCAATGCTGGAAGACCTTCAACGATGGCGTGAACTGCCCGTACGCTGCTCACGGCCACGGCGGCGATCCGGCCTCCTGCGACTACTACTTCGATTCCACCAACGGTTGTCAGGCGCACGGCATGACTGCCTACTTCGGCGGCCATCCCGCCGAGCCGCAGGGCGTGGTTATCAAGGACAACTCGACCGGCCTGTGGGGCTTCGGTCGCAGCATGGTCACGGCGACCTCGATCATCTCCGACACCATCTGGGGCAACGCGCTCCAGGAAATCTGGTGCAACGACGATGGCGACGCGGGCAAGGCGTTCTGGGTGAACTGCATGATCGCGGCGGGCCGCGACGAGTCGGACTATTACGACGCCCTCGGCATTGTCGGTGCCGGGCCAATCGGCGCGTACACCGGCATGCTGGTCTACCAGAATGCCGACGGGTACCGCTACATCATCGCGCCGATGCTTGACGGCCAGCCGCCGCACGGGTTCAAAGTGGATGGCAGCCTCAACGTGATCTCGGACAACCCGACGATGGGCTTGCGCGAAGTGGCCGGCAACGATCCGCAAGCGAACTCCTTCTCGCTCGGCCAGGGAACGCCGCAAGTCTGGGGACCGGAGACGGCGGCGGGCACGGCGTTCGTCGAGATCCGGCGCACCGATCAATCGGGGATTCAGCCGACAACAACCGACCAGCACCAGATGCAGGTGCCGATCTCGCAGGGCCTGACCGGCTGGGCCTGGGACCAGAATGGAAACCGTACTGCGGTCACGGGCATCACGAACCCGTTCTGGATCGCCGTCAATAGCCTGTTGCGCGCGCTCGGCCTTTCCGGTGTCATTTCGCCATTGCAACTCGGCAGGTTCGTGCTGTCCTCTCTGTTCGTCGGCGACGGCAGCGGCACAGCGGAGATTGCCGACGATCTGATCACGCCGATCCTCGGCGCCGGGGTTGAGAAGCAGTTCCGCTTTCAGGGAGTGCTGGCGCAACAGAAGCCATTCCGCGACTGGCTCACCGAAATCCTGGCGTGCGGCCTGGGCTTCTACACCTGGGAATTCGGCAAGCTGAAGCTCGGCTGCCGGATCAACGCATCCTCGACCGACGCGTTCACCATCGGCAACTTCCTGTTCCAGAGCCTTCGGCTGGAACCAACCGAGGCTTCCTTCGAGCACCTGATCATCGACTTCGCCGACCAGGCGTATCAGTATCAGGCCAACACCGCCGAGTACCAGGACAAGACCCACGCGGCATACTACAGTCGCGCCGGTGCGCCGCTCACGGCCCGGCAGCACATGGTCGGGTGCGCCACTTTGTCGCAGGCACTGCGACTGGCGGCCGTGCGGACGCGCGAGGAGATCGGTGGCGTCAACCCGGCAGAATGGCGCAATGCCCGGAACGCATCCTGGAAGACGACGATCCTGGCTCTCGGCACCGAGGTCGGCCAGGTAGTCTCGATTTCGCACCCGGACGTGCCCGGCATGAAGGGGACGTGCTCCGTTACGAGCGGGCAGTGCGGCAATCTGACGGGCGATCCGCTCGACACGTTCATCGTCAATAAAGAGGTGCTGATCAACGGTGTTCAATGCACTGTGACGCAGATCTTCACGTCCGCTGACTATAAGACGGTCACCGGCTTCGCGGTCTCGCCCGCGCCGGCCAATGCCGTCAACGCGACGTTCCGCTTCATCACGGGCGACTTCCGCATCCAGTCCTGGCGGCTCAACAAGGACTGGTCCATCAACATCACGGCGCGGACCGTGACGGCGTCGATGTACGATCTCACAGTCGGGCCGAAGCCGTTGGATGTTGCGCCCGCGCCCTTGCCCGCGCTGTTCTACCCGATCCCGTTCGGCCCGGCGTGGGCGCCGTATCAGATCCAGGCACGGGCAGACGACGCGCTGTTTCCCGGCGAGTGGACCTTCGATACCAACCAAAGCTACGCGCAGATGGCCGACGGCAGCATGCTGGCGAGTCTGGTAGTCGCCGGGAAGCTGCCGACGAATACGTTCAGTCCCGGCGTAGGCGCGCCGGTCGCGGGGACTGTCGCGGTGAACGCCACGAGTGGCTCCCTGCTGGGCGGGACAACGATTCGCTTCACGCTTTGCGCTCTGGACACGAACGGTCTTCCGTCAGTGCCGATGGCGATAGCGATTGTTCCGCTGCCAGTTGGCGGCTCCAGTTACTCGATCACGTTGAGCAATATCGTGTGGCCCGCCGTCGCAGGGCTCGCCGCGTATGTTATCTTCGCGGCTGCGCAGGACGATCTGATTTGTGCCCAGCAGCTCGGCAACTATGGCGGCGTGGTGGCGAGTGGCGCGCTTACGCCCACCGGAAACGGCACCACCTACACTCCGGGCACGATCACCTTCGCCGGGCCGCTACAGCGCTCCACCTTCGCTTTGCCGTCTCCTTACGTCGCCAACCTGCGGCTGAAGGCCAAGCATCTGATCCACGGTGGAATCATCGGAGGGTCGGTGGACACCGTGTCGGCTGGCACGCTGGTGTGTGGGTCTCTGAAGGGTGCGCCGCCCTCGAGTAATCCATCGTTCACTCCGGTGGGCCGCATCGTCTCGATCATCGGCAGGCCGGAAGCCGCCACCCCGTATTTCAGCGCGAGGGTCACGTCATGGGACTCCAGCACGGGCACCATCGGCGTCACTCCCGACCCAAACGGCATCCTTGAGGAAGGCGACTGCTTCGTCCTCCGCTTCAATGCCGATGCTTCGAATTCCGCAAACCCGATTTCCATCACGGACTCCTGCTGCCAGAACGTTGTCTATCCCAATGGCATGACGCCCGGCGCGGAGGTCGGCAATCTGGTCCGGGTGATTCAAGGTGTCTCGCGCGGTCTGCCGCCGCGGAAGATCACCGCGAACACGGCGACCACCATCACCTGGGACATCCCCATGGTTATCAATCCGGGTGACGTCTGGATTATCGAGGAACCGACCTGGCCCTACACGTGTGACACCACCTCTTTCAGTAACGCCAATCCGCTGGCAGTAGTCACGATGAACATGCCGACCGGCAACTTCGTGGACGAAAACCTCCTGATTTCCGGCTTCACGGTGGACGTGAATGGCAACGAATCGCCCGATGGGGATGCGCCGATCCGCGAGGATTGGGTTTTTGGTGCGGAAGGGCTTTCAAAGGTCGCGGGCCTCGTTTTTCAAATGCAGGGCACGCTCGGCGTGGAATCCAACGCCGCGCAGCCCCTGTATTTGAATCGTCCGGTGACCGTCGGCGACGTAAAAGCCTATGTGCAGGCCGCGCCCACCGGCTCCGGGATCACATTCACGATCTACGTGGGCGGCACCGCCTGGCTGGCACTGACCATTCCGGCAGGCCAGACCGTAGTGGTCGCGACGCCGTCTCAGATTGCGGCGCTGACGGAGATCCCGGCGAACACGGCGGTCTCCATCGGCATCACGGCGGTGGGCTCCACGTTTCCGGGCTCGAACCTCTCCGTCTTCATCTACTCGTAATTGCCGTGGACCAAATCTACAAACTGCAGCCGCATCGCACGATGCACCTGCAGGGCTTTGACGACTATGGCGCGGCGGCCGCACTGTGGGGCGCTTCGGACACGGGATTCACCGTCTCCGGCGTCTTCCGCGACATGGCCGACTTCGCCGTGCTGGTCCTGTTCCAGAAGGACGATCCCTTCGGGCATCCACTCTTCTCCTACCTGCCGGATGGCGATCTCACCGGTCTCGTTCTCGATTTCGACGTCACGTGGCAGGGCATTCAATCCTGGGAGTCGCTCAAGAACCCGTGGACCGACTGGGGCTCCCTTGACTACACCATCAACGGAATCGGCCACACCGACGTGAAGTGGTTCGGCACCACCGGCATCACGGTGACGTGCAACACGACTGGCCGCACTGGCGCTTCAGCCACCTACGTCCTCAATCTGAACAGTCCGCAGCCCGGCGACAAGGTCACGCTCTGGTATCAGAACCAGTCCTTCATCAGCCCCGCGATTTCGACGTCGCACACCACCACCGATCAAGCCCTCTGGTGGCAGGGCAATGCCACATACAACCACTGGGTCAGGATCGGTGCGGCCACCTATTCCTGTCTGGAAGATTCGCTGAATAGTGCGGGCGTGGCGAACAACATCGCCGGCCAAATCAACGCGTCCGATCCGAACTGCACAGCCACCACGGGCGGCGCCTACGGCAACGAGATCTTCATCACCTTGAAAACCGGGGTGGCCGGGCCAGTTGAGGTTTCGAGTTCCGATGGATCAGCAGCGGACACGCTGTCCCAAGTCAGCGCCGCCACGATACTGCAGTCCATCGCCCAGCAGATTAACGCCATCAATTGGGTACAGAACGGCCCCGCCGTGCTCAGCGCCGCCGTGGTGTTGCCGAACCAGTTGATGATCACGGCCACGCCGGGCGCCGAGGGCAACATGGTGGCGTTCTATCAGACGGACAACAACAGCAGCAGCCGTCTGTACTTCACCGCCGGCAACTGGAACCTGTCCGGTGGCTCATCCGACAACGTATCCTGGCACGTGCGGATCGATTTCACTGCGCTTGGCTGGAGCAACGTCGACAAGGTCTGGTGGACCATCGCGCCCGCTTTGCCCAACACCCAGGCCTACCAACCGACCGAGTGGAAGATGGTGGTCACCAACTGGACGGTCACCAGCAATCCGGCCAGCAAGCGCACGCTCAAGGTGGCCGGGCCCGGGTCGGTCCGGATCGAGGAAGACAGCACCTGGGTCAGCACGTCGGGATATTGGGAGCCCGCGCCCGGCAACGACCCCGTGAACGGCGCATTCGCTTTCTGGAGCCAGGGGCGGGCGATACGCGCGGCGGCTACCGGGGCCAGCATCACCGTCGAGACGCACTGCCAGCACACCCAGGATATCTTTCTCGGCACGCGCCTCGACACAACCTGCGGAATCGTAACCGCGATGCTCGACGGAGGCGCGCCGGTGACGCTCGACTGCTACTATCCCGCGGCCACGACCTCACAAACGCGCCGCCTGCTGTTTTCCGGCGTCACGGCTGGGCAGCACAAGGTTGTGATCGCGCTCTCGGGCAACAAAAACCCATCGAGCCAGGGCTGGTACTTCTATTTCGATTTCCTCGAATGCGCGGTCAAAACCGACGTGCCAGATCCCGTCGCGACGACCACGGCAGTTGGCGTGGCCACCGATTTCGATACGGATGCCACGTACAAACTCTCGCCGCAACGGCTGGTCTGGAATTTTCAGAAGCTCGGGCTGCTGGGCGAGATTGATCACTACTGCGGCGTCTTCTGGTGGAAGCAGGCCGTGGCGTCGAATCCCGTGTACCCATCGTGCACGGTCACGTTCACTGGCACCTGGAACGATCAAGATGTCGTCTGGCTGCATGTCGGCGGCTCCGCGATCGGTAAGACAGTTTTCGGCGGGCAGGACACCAGCAACACCATCGCGCGGCACTTCGCCAATTTCATCAACGCGATCTTCGACGGCGTCTGGGCCACGGCCGCAGGCAACGTTCTCACGATGACGTCGCACTCCTTCGGCAGCGTATGGCAGTTCCACGTTTACACGGAACTCCCGGCGTCGAACACCGGCTCCGGCCACGCGGCGGTGACCGGCGATCTGCAAGGTGGCACGTATGGCGTGAAGTGGGTCATCGATCCGACGCAGACGCCTGTGCTGAACCGGGCATTTCGCGACTGGAACGCGGATTTCTTCAGCCTGCTCAAGGCGAACAACATGAGCGTAGTCTGCTCGTTCTCTCAGGAACTGGTAAACCCACCTGACAATCCGCCATCCTCGGTCTGGGTCCAGCGCTTCCCGGATGGCCAGCCCGTCGAAACCGCCACCGGCTTCGGCACGCTGAATAGTTCGCAGATCGCCTTCAGTTCCGGGCCGCAGAACTACATGGCGCAAGCCCACGCCGCGATGGCGGGATTGATGCTGGCGGCGGGACTGACGCCCAAACTCCAGTTCGGCGAGATCCTCTGGTGGTTCCAGGCGAACGCGTCCGGCATGGCGTTCTACGATGCCGACACCAAAGCCGCCGCGCAATCGGCGCTCATCCGCGCGCTGGCGACCTTCCACACGCCGAACGACGATCCGTCGATCAACACCTACGCCGACGCGAACTTCCTCCGGACGCGCCTCTACAACTATGTGGCCGCGATCCAAAGCTACGTCTTATCACAGTTCCCATCGGTCATCTTCGAACTGCTGTGGCCGATGGATGTGAACGACCCGGACAACTGCAAGCTGCTGCGGTACATCAACCTGCCCTCTCAATGGACAACACGCGCAGGCTCCGGCTTCGACACGTTCCTCATCGAGGGCTACCAGTATCCAGGCATCAACCACAACCTCGACCAGGCCAGCCGGTGCGCGCAGTACCCGTGGAAGGAACTGGCCTGGGACCAGGTGCATTGCCGCTACCTGATGGGCCTCTATTACGGCACGTGGCCGTGGCTGCGGGAATTCGTAAACGTCAACCGTCTCGGGCTGCCGGCCATCAAGCTCTGGGCCTACGACCACGTTTGCCTGTTCGGCTGGCCGGTCCCGCTGCCCACCGCCGACGACCGTTCGTTCATCTACTGAGGACTTTATGGAAACCCTTGAAACCCGCCTCAACGAGGTGGCGCGGATCGCCGTGCGCCTCGAGCAACAGACCGGCTGCCCAGCCCAACTGCTGATCGCCCAGTGGGCCATCGAATCGAAGTGGGGCGAGAGGCCTGTCGGCCACGCCAACTACTTCGGCATCAAACGCGCCGAACGCCACGCGCGGTGGTGCACGGTGGCCACGGAGGAAGTCTTCACGCCGGCACAACTGGAGAAATGGAACCACCAGCACTCTGCCAGTCCCGCCCGGGTCATCACCACGCTGTCCGACGGCCGCCTGCGCGTCGAGATCTACGACGAGTTTGCAGATTACGACTCGCTGGATGCCTCCTGCCAGGATTACGTCTGGCTGATTACTAAGGGCGAGCCCTACCAACACGCCTGGCAGCAATATCAGGCCGACAGAAGCCTCATGGAACTGATCGGCGGGGTCGCCCGGATTTATGCGACCGCACCGCAATACGCCGAGCTGGCCCAAGAGATCGCCACTCAACCCAACGTCCTCAACGCAATTGCAGAGGCATAAGCCGCGCCAGCTGCGACTACGATGGCGCGGACTTCCAGAGTGCACGCTCAATGGTGTTATTGTGCCATCGTAAGGGAAACAGCCAAACCGCATGCCTGCTCCGGCTCCAATACGCCTCTCAAAATCCAAGTTCGTGACCGGCGTCCAGTGCTTGAAGCGGCTCTACTACCAAGTTTGCAAGCCCGAACTCGCCGAGCAGCCTGACGAGAGTCTGGTAGCGCGGCTTGAGCAAGGAAATGAAGTCGGCCTGCTCGCTCAAAGCCGATTTCCGGGCGGCGTGTTCGTTGGCACTGAACAGGGATTGGAGGGTGCCCTGGCGCAGCCGCATTGCTTGTTGGATGATTCGTCTGTTCCTGCAATATTTGAAGCAACGTTCCAGCACCAAGGGGTTTTGGTCCGCGTAGATATCCTCCAGCGGCGCCCGGGGAACCGATGGCGGCTGATCGAAGTGAAGTCTTCTGTCGACGTGAAGGAATACCACCTCTACGATGTCGCCATCCAGACTCATGTTCTGGTGGGCTGTGGCCTCGATCTCTCCTCCAGTTGCCTCATGCACCTCAACCGCGATTACGTTTACGATGGGCGACAGTATGATCCGGCGGAGCTCTTCACCATTCGGAACCTGACGAGGCAGATCTGGAAACTCGGTGCCGAAGTGCCGAAGTTGCTGAAGTCCGAGCGGAAGGCATTGGCGCTGGAACACCCGCCTGACATCGCGCCGGGGAGGCACTGCTCCGAACCGGTACCTTGCGAGTTCTATGATTGCTGCAATCCACCTGTGCCAGAACATCACATTTCGTTTCTGCCGAGGCTGAGCGACAAGAAAAAAGCGGAACTGCTGGATCAGGGAATAACGCTCATCCAAGAAATCCCGGAGGGTTTCTCCCTCACGGAGAACCAGCTCCGAGTTTGGACTTCCGTGAAGACTGGACGGCTGTGGGTTAGCAACGACCTCGCCCGAGAATTGTCCCGCTTGAAGTATCCGATCTATTTCATGGACTTCGAAACCCTATATCCGGCGATCCCACGGTTTGCTGGAATGCGGCCATACTCGCACATCCCTTTTCAATGGTCCGTTCACCGACAGATGTCTGCCGGCAGTGGATTGGAACATTTTGAATTCCTTGCTGAGGACGAAAAGGATCCTCGTCGTGCTTTCCTTGATTCGCTGAGCGACGTCCTGGCCAAGCGTGGGCTGATTGTAGCCTACAACGCTGCTTTTGAATCACAGCGTCTCAGCGATCTGGCCCACTGGATGCCGGAATGCGCCGAAAAGATCGCAAGAATTCAGGCTCGCCTGTGGGACCTTTGGCCGTTCGTGAAGAAGCACGTCTATCACCCGCAGTTTCAGGGGTCATTCTCTTTAAAAGCCGTCCTTCCGGCACTGGCACCGGGGTTTAGCTATGAAGGCATGGAGGTGTCACACGGCGACGAGGCAGGGTTGGCGTGGGACCACATGGTTCGCGGAGATCTAGACTTCGTGGTACGGCAACGTATGAAGTCCGCTCTCCTCGCTTATTGTCGACAGGACACGATGGCTATGGCGACGGTGATCGAGCGCCTAAAGGCCCTGGCTCAGGCTCGCGGCGGGGCGGGAGAGATCTGATCGTGCTTACCGTCCCGTTTCTCACCGACATCGATCCCCAAGCTGCTGTCAAAGGTTCACGCGATCCACTAGGGCTGCAGACCATCTGGGCACGTCTGGGACGACATGTCGTCGGCAACCTGACGACCGTCAGTACGTCTGTCAGGGATTTCACCACGCTAGTACTCGGCTACTATTTTGCCGAACGTGTCGCCAACGAGGTCGGTGGCGACGGCGACCTCGCAGTCTTTCTCAGATGGGAACAGTTGGCAGCCTATTCGCGCGGAGAAATCAACGGGGACTGGAAGTTCCGCGGCGTCGACCGAGTCAAGAAGAACCTGCAGGAGGGCTCCCGCATTCGGCTTGGTACGGACTCGACCGCTCAGATCCTCAGCAATCAGAAAACCTATGGCATTTGGGGTCTGTACACTGTACCCGCGCGGTCTTCTGGCTTGGTGGAAGGCGACCCAACTAGGCTCACTGCGGCTGGCCGTGATCTCGTCGAGACGCTATATTTACCCATCTTTTCCAAAGGCGGCCTTCGGAATGCAGACGCCGTCGTCTCGAGGCTCGCAAGGGCGAAGACGGAGCTCGATTGGCAGACGGCAGACCGCAAGCTCCTTGAGACGGTCGCTGCAGTGTTGAATAGACGCCTGAGCACAGCTGAACGCGAGGTGTACAGGAATCATCTTCTCTTGGGTGGCCCTCAAGACAAGACTGCGGGTGGTCAAGCAATTCTCGCCAAGGCAATGGAATCAACGTTGGATGACGACGGGTGGACGCTAACGCCGGGCCACGTTCGGCACCTGGCTAAGCGATGCCGCGCAGATCCTGACAAGGGAGCAGTTGTTGCCGATCAATTGGAGCGCATCCGAACCGCCGAGCAATTATTGGCACCAGCCGCGGCCCTTTTCAGCTTGGTCCTTGCCAGCGATGATCAGACGATCGCTGACGTGTCTCGCGTGGTCAGGCGTCAGTGGGGAAACTCAGTTCGAATGATCGACGTGGACGCAACCACTTCGCTCGAAACGGAATTGCGGGATTCTACAGGCGACGCCGAAACTGGCCGGCGATGGATTCAGGTGGCTCGCACACTGGCTTCCGGCGAATTCGAGCGCACACTCGGCTTGCTCCTGGATCAGAACCGCGCTGTCATGAACATCCGCGCGAGTGCTGCTCCGTGGGCCGACGTTACCAACGGACGGCTTCGCGTTCGGTTCCACGATGATGATGGAGGAGATCTTCCAACGCGGTCAGAATTACCTGAGTTCTGGCGTCACTCTTACTTTCTCGATTCGTTGCGGGCTATTGCCCTCGCCCTCAGGAGCGCGAGTCGTGCCTGAACTCCCTCCTCACGCCGTACTTTCGGAACAGATGGAAGACAGGTTACGAGGACGTCGCCTGGTCGCGGCAGTGTTCCTTACATTCCGATTCGACCCCGAGTTTTTCGAACAGGAGATTCTGCCCGTTTTTCTCGACGTGCCCCTGAGCCACGCATCCGCAATCAAACTAGTACAACTCGAAGATGCGATGCGCTCTGTTCCGGTTGGCGTGGCCGTGTACTTCGACCAGAATGGTCTCGTGCCTGAAGCCGGCCCCTCCAAGCTTGATGTGAAGCGCATCGCGGTTCGCCACCGAACCGGCATTTTTCACCCCAAGAACGTGTTTGCGCTCGTCGAAGACAATGATCCCGACGATGAGGGTCACAGGGCCAGGACGCTGATCGTATCTTGCCTGTCAGCTAATCTCACGCGCGCTGGTTGGTGGGAGAACGTTGAGGTGTGCCACACCGAGGAAATCATCGAAGGTGACTTCACGCGGTTGGGCGACGATTTGGTTAGGTTCCTTGAAGGACTGGAACGCCGCGTCGGAGAAAAGGATTCGGACGGCCACGAACCGCTCCGGGCGATCCGGGATTTCGTTCGGAACACCTACCAGCGCGAGCGGCGTTCGGGGAACGGCATTCTTTACCCACATTTCTTCGAAGGGCGCACGTCTGTAACGGAATTTCTTCGTTCGGTTGCCGACCGTTCGCTCGATGGCATGAACTTGGAGATTATCTCGCCATACTTCGATGGCGGGCCCACGTCTGTACCACTTAATGACCTAATCAACGAGTTCAGGCCGCGAGAAGTGCGGGTCTTCCTGCCGAGGGCCCACACCGGCGAGGCACTTTGTTCGCCCGAGATCTACGAGTCGGTCCGAGGCCTGCCGAATGTCAGCTGGGGCCGCATGCCTCAGGAACTGTTGCGCAGTGGAAGTGGTGAGAGCGCACGCCAGCGGATGGTTCATGCTAAGGTCTATCGATTCTTTACACCGCAACCCAAGTCCGAAGTGCTGTTCATCGGCTCGGTCAATCTCACGGCCCCGGCTCATCGGCCTGGTGGCAATCTTGAAACAGGCTTTCTCGTGGAACTGTCTCCAGCTCGACGACCCGACTGGTGGTTGATTGCTGATGCCTCGCGTCCACGGGAGTACAAACCGAGTCTCGAAGACGAAGGCAATGCCACTGCCGGTGGCTCCAAGCTGTCGGTGAGGTTTTGGTGGAACAAGACGACGGCTGAAACGTACTGGGATGACTCGTCGGCGTCGCCGAAGCTTAACATCACCTCGCAGGGCATCGAGATATTCTCGGTGGATGGCCTGCCACCGAAAGCATGGTGCCCCCTCCCCGCTGAGGCATACACAGAGTTGCAGCGAGTTCTTCGCTCGACATCCATCCTTACGGTTGTCGGTGATGGGAAGGAGCCTGGCTTGATTCTAGTGCAAGAGGAGGGCATGTCTCACCGTCCTTCACTTATGTTTGATCTGTCCCCAGCGGAGATTCTCCGCTATTGGTCACTACTCACAACGGCTCAGCGAGCCGCGTTCCTCGAGGCTCGGGCACCGGAGTTCGCATTGATGGGTGAAGGAGCCGCTTTGGTGTCGCGGTATGCGCCTCTCGCACAGACGCAGACGTTCTTCGAACGATTTGCGGGCATCTTTCTGGCATTCGGAAATGTTGAACGAAGCGTCCGTTCCGCCCTCCGCGAGGGCCGTGGGCGTGAGGCCACGTATCGACTGTTCGGGCAGAAGTACGATTCGCTCGGCAGCCTCCTGAAGAGAGTCCTCAAAGACAGCACGGCCGGGGAGGGCGACCTCGTCGATCACTACGTGATCGTTATGTGCGCTCAGCAACTTGTACAGGAGCTCCGCCGGGAGCAGTGTGAGTTTTGGCGGGAGCATGCATCGGACGGGAAGTGCTTGCAGGAGCAACTCGGCGTCGCTGCATCCTTGCGTGAACGCCTAATTGCCAGTGATCGTGCTGAGATGCCGGCTTTTCTAGATTGGTTCGACCGATGGTTCTTGCAGCGGGCAACGCCCGTCGTGACGGAGGCCCGTTGATCGACTTGACCGCTGCTCGCCAGTTGCTCGACTTTGGCGCCCGCATTGGGCAAGGTCCTCGCGCGGAGGAACAGCTCGAGGGAGCCGTGGCAATCCATAACATTTTGGAGAAACAAAGAGTTGCGTACCTCGCCGACGAGGTTGGCATGGGCAAGACCTACGTGGCACTTGGTGCCCTGGCACTGTTTCGCCACTTTCAACCCAACTTTCGGGCGCTTGTAATTGCCCCAAAGGAGAATATCCAGCGCAAATGGATGAAGGAGTTCCGAAACTTCGTCGCATACAATATCAAGTTTCCCGATCTCCGGGTGGCCACAATCGATCGGCAGCCCGCGCGGCCGCTCGTAGCCTGCGACAACTTGATGGCGTTCGTCCGTGAGGTGGTGGTTGATCCAAAACGCGATTTTTTTCTACGGCTGAGTTCGTTCAGCTTGGCTCTTGGAGACGACGCGGAGCGACGAGGTTGGAAACGGGTTCGCGACGAGCTGCGACAGGAAGTGCCATGGCTAGCCGATGCAACGCTCGATCTTCGGAGCAATAAGGATCTTTTCAAGGATAATTTCGCGAGGGCCGTCTGTTGTGCGCTACCGGTATTCGACCTGGTTATCGTGGATGAAGGGCACAACCTCAAACACGGTTTCAAGGTCGGTGTCGCGGCCAGGAACCGGGTTCTAGCCTTAGCGTTCGGCCATCCCTCCGAGCACGAGGCCAAACGCGAGCTTCCTGGATACGGACCACGTGCCAACCGTGTGCTGTTTTTGTCGGCGACACCGCTCGAGGAGACCTACACGCACGTCTGGAACCAGCTAGATGTTTTTGGATTAGGCGGGAATTTTGACGGGTTGCGGGACGAGAAGTTAAGCGAGGATCAGAGGAAGCAGGCTGCAGCAAAGTTCATTGTTCGTCGTGTGACCACGATGCGTGTCGGCGGCGAGGACCTGACGAAGAATCAGTACCGCCGCGAGTGGCGGCATGGAGGCGTTCACAAATACGACGAGCCTATCGGCAGGGGCGATGATCGTCAGCGCCTGGTCGTGGCGCTTGTTCAGAAGAAAGTGGCCGAACTCCTCGGATCAGAGAAGTTCGGTATGTCGTTCCAGATCGGAATGCTCGCCTCGTTCGAAAGTTTCTTGGAGACGACTCGCCTGAAGCGAGCCGTCGACGATGGTGCTAACTTCGATGACGCGGACCAGACGGCTGACGTGAAGGACGAAACTCTCCGGATGGCCGCGCGGGAGGGCATTGATGTGCGTGACGTCAATCGCTTGGCCCGAAACTACAGAGACATTTTCGGAAAAGAAATGCCGCACCCGAAGATGGATGCCCTTGTTGAGTCCCTCAAGAACGCCTGGACGACTGGGAAGAAGGCCCTCATCTTCGTTCGGCGTGTTAAGTCTGTTGAGGAGCTAAAACGCAAGCTCGATGGTGAGTACAACTCCTGGCTGATTGGAACTCTGCGAGAACGGCTCCCGCAAAGCGCCAATGCGCGTTTCGATGAAGTTGTAAAGACGTACCAGGAGGAAAAGAGAGAGGCTGAGGCAGCACGACGGGTGCGCTCGACAGCCGCCCAGACGGCGGGCACTTCGGAAGGTGATCTGGACATTGATGATCGCGGTGGCACCGATACCTTCTTCGCTTGGTTTTTCCGCGGTGAAGGTCCAAAGGGCGTAGTCAGCGGTGCAAACGTTCAACGGCGCTTTATCCAAAAAGGGACTGTGTACTCGACCTTTTTTGAAGACAACTACGTCATGGATCTCCTGGGTGCCAGACCAGGTGGCGTGACGGACGCCTTGGGCAAGACGCTTCGGTTGGAGTCTCACCAGTTGCGGAACGAGCTTAGCCGGCGTGCTGCGAAGTACATAGGTCGCGCGAAACGGCTTCAGCGAGCAGATCGTATGGAGGCTGCTCAAGCGGCTGCTCTCGAGCTGCTGAGAGAGCGGCAAGACGTCTTGGGAGAGAGAGCGCGAATTATCTGGCACGAGCGGTTCGAGAACTCGATTCGAAGGGGCTCTGTGAGCGAAGCCCCGGACGTTTCTGAAGGGCTCGAACATGCGACGTTCTTTACGGAGTTGAGGAGGGCAGATCGTTCAGAGCTGCGGAACGCACTTTGGCCAGCCCCTCGTCCCGGGTCCGTGCGTGAGCAATTTCGCGAGCAACAGCAGCGAGCTCAGATGCTGGAAACGGCGGCGCGCCTTGGACACTCGCTCATTGATCTCTACATCCTGACGATCCACCGGATCGGAAGCCTCGAGCAGCGAACCCTCGAAGTCGAGAGCGGTGAAGAGAGTGCTGTCCTGGAACGCCGCCGCATTGACGAATATCTCGACGTCCTGGAGAAACAGCGCGCTACACCTCTTGGCGACCGAAGCTGGGCGGCCTTCGACGAACTCGAACAGATAGCTGCGAACTTCGATTTGATCCTCGATGTGAATGCCCCAGATGTTCGGACTCAGAAACTCGCGGAGAGCAGGCGCGACCTTGGATCGATTCTCGGCGAACAGCAGCCGGTGGGTGGGATGTCCGGCCAGGTGAACCGAAGACTAGTCCAACAGTTCCGTATGCCAGGCTATCCGTTCGTTCTGGTCACGACAGATCTTTTGCAGGAAGGAGAGGATCTGCATACGTTTTGCTCTGCCGTACACCATTACGGCATCGCCTGGACGCCGTCGTCCATGGAGCAGCGTATAGGACGAATCGACCGTGTGCGTTCACTGTCAGACAGGCGTTTGTCCGGCACGGAAGCTATTCGAGATGGTGCAGATCTTCTCCAGGTTTACTACCCATATCTCGATGACACTGTGGAGGTCCTTCAGGTACAGCTCGCTCTCGAACGGATGAACACGTTCCCACGAGGGTCTGTCCGTTCCGAAGGGCGATCATCGCCGAGTTGACGTCAGTCGCGAACTGGTCGATGGCCGTCGAACGGTCGAAGCAATTCGCGGGCGGCTCCAAAGTGCGTTTCCGATACCCGGTTGGGCGCTTCACGGAGAACGGCAGTCGCTGGCGACTGACGCCGACATGGTGGCAGCCGTGCTCGATCGGTTCGAAAGGCTGTCAGTGTCTGAATACTCTGGGCTGCCAATTGAATGGGAGCCATACTCGCGGAACGGCACCTTGCTGGGCACAGTGACGCTTGCAACCGGCCGCATCCAACCTTTTGCCCTCCTGCTAAAATCCGATGGCGAACGCCTGGTTGTCAGGTGTGTGAGCCCCATCGGGCGTGTGGAACCCGAATCGACGATGGCGGCCGTTGAGGAAAGCGCAAGGATGCGCCGGGTGAGACTCGGAGCAATTCTCGGGCGAGACGAGGCCCTTTACGATCTCACCGTCGAGGATGACGTATTGCTGACGGACCCGTCTCAAGACATCGCACGAATAACGGTCCTCTTGAACCGTGTCGTTGAGCAATCCGACATGCTTGAGCAAATTCATCTTCCGATGCTAGACCAGCCGATGGCTACTTTCGAATCGGATCTCGAGCGGGAAGGAGACGCCGACCGTGGCTGATTGGAGGCAATTCTGCCGTGGCGAGGAAGGAATATCCATCGATGGGGACGCAGTCGAAGTTGTTACGACCGCAGAACGGCATCAACGCATCGCAGTTCGTGAGTCCACCGAAACGTTTGAACTAACCGGCATCGTTGCCCGTCCATCTGCGATCGACGGTATTACAAACGTTGCGCTCCGAGTCTGGCGTCGCAACCGGGCGATGCAACTAGTGGGGTTTAGGCTCGACCAGAAAGGTCGGCTTGTCGGCGAAGCATGGGTACCAAAGGCGGGCCTGACCCGGGACGAGTTCCTGCTCTATGTCAAGCGCGTCGCAGACGAGTGCGACCTCTTCGAGTATCATTTGACGGGTAAAGACCGAGAGTAGGCTGCAGCCGAGACTCTCAGCCCGCGTCGATGTACTGACATTGTATTGTCCATGCTGGGGCAAACCACCAATTTGAGTAGCCCATTTAGAATCAATGTTTTTGCCAGTGTCTCTCGACCGTCAAATACCCTTTGTTTCACTTGGGGAGCCAATTCTTCCCACCCCGGAATTCAAGTCCCCTGTTGTTAACAGCATCGCCGTTCCTACGCCCGCCACTCGGCGTCGCGTTTTCCTCAACATAGCCATGGGTTTGCGGTGAATGCCGCCTCTCTGCGGCAGGCCTCGGAGATTCTCCGTTTGCGCCCCGGTGAGTCCACGGGCGCGAGTTTCCTGCCGACCTCTCCTCTTCTCCGCAGGGTGCCCCGCCTTATTTAACAGCCCGGTTCGTCTCGACCGACGTGGGTGTGTACAACTTTCGGAATTCTTGCGTATGTTTACAGCGGGAGAAGCGCACGCTGATCCCATATCCCACCGGACAGCGGAACGACCGCCAGGCGGACAACGCTGTGGGTGCCAAATCCACAGCGAGGTGATCCGTCTTGGCTGTTCCGAGCGAAGAACTGCAATCCATCGCCAGCATCCTGGCCGCCGGCTACCTGCGATACCGCCGCAGAATCCGGCGCGAAGAACCACTTGATAACCCGGCCACTTCAAGCCCTCATGGACACGAGGTTAACGGTCCAGAGAAAGGAGAAGGCCTTGGAGACCACGGTCCGAAAAGAGATTGAAGCATTGCGCCACATGACGTTGGGCCAACTGAAAGAGAAGTACGCCGAGGCGTTCGGCGAGGAGACGCGCTCCCACCACAAGCACTTCCTGTTCCGCCGCGTTGCCTGGAGGATTCAGGCGCTGGCAGAGGGCGGTCTGTCGGAACGGGCGCGCCGCCGCGCCCTGGAGATCGCCAACGACGCCGACCTGCGCGTCCGTGCGCCGAAAACGACGTTCCAGCAAGACTTCAGCCTGTCGTCCGCCAGCGCAGTGAAGGGGCGCGTGACCGCCGAAGCTGATCCGCGATTGCCCGCGACCGGCGGTACTGTTGAACGCCGCTACAAGGGCCGGGACATCGTCGTGAACGTCCGGGATGAGGGCTTCGAGTACGACGGGAAGCTCTACAAATCGTTGAGCGCGATTGCCCTCGAGGTGACCGGCACCAAGTGGAATGGCTTCCTCTTCTTCGGGTGCGCGGCGGACAACGGGGGAACGAATGAAGAACGGTAGCGGCAGGCGCGCGCCGGCGGCCGCGCCGGAACCTGCGTCGGACAAGGTGATCCGGTGCGCGATCTACACGCGGAAGTCCACAGAGGAAGGCCTCCAGCAGGACTTCAGCTCATTGGACGCGCAGCGGGAGGCCGGCGAGGCCTTCATCGCGAGCCAGCGGAATGAGGGATGGCAGTTGGTGCCGGAGCGGTTCGACGATGGCGGCTTCACCGGCGGCAATATGGACCGACCAGCCCTAAAGCGCCTTCTCGCAGCCATTGAGGCTGGTCGCGTGAACTGCGTGGTCGTCTACAAGGTGGACCGGCTGAGCCGATCCCTGATGGACTTCGCCCGGATGATGGAGTTGTTCGACCGCTGCGGTGCCAGCTTCGTCTCGGTCACGCAGCAGTTCAACACGATCAACTCCCTGGGCCGGTTGACGCTCAACATCCTGCTTTCATTCGCTCAGTTCGAACGGGAACTGATCTCGAAGCGGACCCGCGACAAGATGTGTGCCGCGCGCAGGAAGGGCAAGTGGATCGGCGGGCACCCGGTGCTCGGCTACGACATCGACACCAAGGCGCGCCGCCTCGTCGTGAATCCGGATGAAGCGCACCAGGTGCGGACCATCTTCGATCAATACCTCGAACTTGGTGCCATGTTGCCTGTCCTGCAGGACTTGGACGGGCGCGGCTGGCAAACGAAACGGTGGACAACCGAGGCTGGCCAGACACGGGGTGGTAAGGCCTTCACCAAGAGTCTGCTGTACGGGGTCCTCACGAACGCCATCTACACCGGCCAGGTGAATCACAAAGGCACTCTCTTTCCCGGCGAGCACGAGGCGATCATCGAACGCGCCACATGGGAACGGGCTCAGGACATGCTCGACAGCAACGGCCGCACGAACGGTGGCGGTGCCAAAAACAAGTACGGCGCTCTCCTGCGCGGACTGCTTTTCTGCGTGCCATGCGGCACCGCGATGGTGCACACCTACTCGGTCAGAGGTTCCAAGCGTTACCGTTACTACGTCTGTTACAACGCCCAGCAACGCGGTTGGAAAAACTGCAAGACGAAATCCGTGTCCGCCCAGGCCGTCGAGAACGTGGTGCTGGCCGCCATCCGGGGGCTTGGCTCTGAACAGCTGTGGGCGGCGGAAGTGGTGCGCCAGGCGCGTGAGCACCTGGCGCACCGTCGGGAGGAGCACGGTAGGGACGTCGCCGTCGCCGAGGCCGCGCTCCGACGTCTGAACGCCGAGGTCACGGCGCTTGCCGGCGACGCCGTGATCAGTTCCACCGCACGCGTGGACCGGTTGTTGGATCTGCAGGGACAGATTCAGGCTGCCGAGCACCGACTGGCCGATCTCATCACAGAAGGGCGGGAACTCGAGGCCGACCAGTTCGACGATGCCGACGCCGTGCGTGCGCTCGCGGAATTTGACCCGGTGTGGGCGTCACTGACCACGCGCGAGCAGATCCGGCTGGTCCAGTTGCTGGTCGCCAAGGTTGGCCTTGACGGCCGCACCGGCAAGGTGACGGTGGACTTCCGCTCAGCAGGGATCAGGGACCTGTGCAACGGGGCAACACCGAAAGCCTGATGATGACTATGCAAACGAAAGACGGAGAATTACACGCAGCCCAGGTCGAAATGATGCTATCGGGCTGGACTCCGCGGGTGCGGGAACAAACCGACCCTTCGCGGACCCCGCCGCCCGCTCGACTGCCCCGGATCACCCGCCTGATGGCTCTCGCTATCAAGTTCCAGGATATGGTGGACCGTGGCGAGGTCCGCGACTACGCCGACATCGCGCGCCTTGGGTACGTGACCAGAGCCAGAATCACTCAAATTATGAACCTGCTTCATTTGGCGCCGGAGGTTCAAGAGGAGATACTGTTCCTCAAGAGCGCTCCGTCAGAGCGATCGCTGCGTCCGCTGACTGTCCAACCCTTTTGGGACCAACAGATCCGGCTTTGGCGTCGATTCACACAGCAAACACCTTCAGAACCTCGTCGCCGTAGTGGTTGATGACCTTGACCGCGATCTTGCCCGTCTTCGGCTTGGGAAAGGGGCGGCTGGTGGTTGAGTAGATCGCGGACCAGGCGGCCTCGTCCACGTCAGCCTTTAACGCGCGCTTCAGCTTTTCGTACGGCTGGTCGGCGCCTGTAAAGTAGGCGTGGCGGACGAAGAAGCTCTCACCGTTGTACTGGGTGTCGATGAACCAGCAGGCGATGTCGTCGGTCGAGTGGCTGCGGATCTGCTGAGTTGTCGGATCGTAGACGTCGACGCCGCGGACGGTCACCTGGATCGCGCCATCCTTCAGATGCTTCAGGTCGACGTCCGGCTCGCCGAACACCATGAAGAGGTTCCCAGTGCCCGTCTTCTTAAGGAGCTCATCGCCCATCAGGAGGTCCGGATTCATCTTGGCTGGCAAGACCTGGAGCCGTCCGTAGCGCTTCACCTCTTCGGACACGTGCGGATCGAAGGCGAACCCGCACACCACCAGGACATCGTGGCCGAGCCCCTGGACGGCTTCTTTGGCTGCCTCTTTGACCAGGTCCGGGCCCACGGTTCCGTACTGCGGACCGATGCAGACCGCCACCCGCAGGCATTTGCCGTCCGGTCCGGTGAACTCGCCGGCCGCGTGCAGATAGACTCCGGCAAAGGGATCGAGCCGGTCGAACTTGAGGCGTTCGTTCTTGACCGTGTTCTGGACGCCGGCCTTCCGCAAGTTGTCCAGAATCACGTTGACGAACTGCCCGGCGTTGTCTTCCCGCTCGCCGGAGGCCTCGGACTGCGGCCGATCCTCGTCCGTCGATAGCACGCGGTGCGGCGACAGGCTCTCCACTGTGAACGGCCCACTCACGCGGATTCGTTTGGAATCCTCATAGGGCTGATCGTAGAGAAACTCCCTTTCCGCCCGGCGTGTGATCGAGTCGTCAATATCCTTCTGGCGCGTGCGCCTAAGTTGCCGCCACTCTTCGTGGGCCTTTCGCGCCTGCGCGGTCCAGGAGGGATCGGCGTCGCGCGGCACTTCCCAGTCTTGCCAGTCGCGCTTCGTGAGCCGGTTCAGGTTCGCACGCAATGCCTCGAGTTGTCCCTGATAGCGCGCTTGGATGGCGTCGATCTCTCCGTTTTGCGCGATCGACTTCAGTGTGATATGCGGAACACGCTTGAAGACGAAGCCTTTGCGGACATCATTCTGCGGGCTGGAAGCGGTGTGCGGCGGTATGCCGGTAACCTCAGCTTCTTTCTGTATGCCGTCGGCTGAGTCGGCGAGTACGTAATAAGAGTACTTGGCCGCCATGATCCTCGTGCGAGCGAGCGCGAGTGCGACTCGACTGGTGTCGGTCGTGATCCAGCGGCGCCCCCATTGCTCCGCGACATATGCGGTTGTGCCGGATCCGCATGTTGGGTCCAGCACCAGGTCGCCGGGATCGGTAGCCATCAATAGGCAGCGCTGAACTATCGACGATGCGGTCTGCACAACGTAGTTCTTGTCAGCGGCTCCACCAACATCAGACCAGAGATTGGCCAGTGGAAATGCAGGAAAGTCTTCAAAGAACCTGACGTAGCGGGGCGTCTTCCCGACGAGTGCAATACGGTTGGCCACAAGCAGTCGCTGGATGCCGTCTCCGTTTGTTTTCCATTCACCCGTACCGGGCAGATACTGCGATCCGTGGATGAGGATCGGGAAATAGCCGGTCCTGGCTTCGCGAACTCTAGACGAGGTCAGGCCGCCAGTCCCGAATGCCCGTGCTCCTTCCGGAAGGTTCTCTCCGCCCAATTCCTCACGCGTCATGACCCTTCGGATGCCATCCTGCAATTCAACTTGAGTGTAAAGGGCGCCGCCTGCGCCGCCAACCTCCTTTTGGCGAAACAATTGACGGTACTTCACGGCCTCTTTGACTTTGGCAAACCACAGCAAGTAGTCGCAGGTGCCGGGGAGAAAGGCCCCAGTTGTGCCCGTTGTCGTCGAAAATGCGATCTGGGCCATGAAGTTCTCACTGCCGAACACTTCGTCCAAGACGTTCCTCGCGAGGTGCACATTCTCATCACCAATCTGGACAAAAACGCTACCGCTGTCGGTTAGCAGATCGCGGGCTGCAACCAAGCGATCCCGCAAATAGGCGAGGTAGGAGTGAATGCCCAGTTCCCAGGTATCACGGAACGCCCGGATCTGTTCTGGTTGGCGTGTGAGGTCCTCCAATTTGCCGTCTTTGACATCGCGTCTTCTCGTCGATACCTGCCAGTTGGAGCCGAACCTGATTCCGTAAGGGGGGTCCATATAGATCATCTGGACCTTGCCCTTCAATCCTTCCTTCTCCGCGAGGGATGCCATGACCAGCAGTGAGTCGCCGAGAATCATCCGGTTCGACCAGTTTTGGCCGTGGTGGTAGAACTCGATGTAATCCTCGAACTTGATCCCGTTGAAGTCTGCGAAGAGCGATGCCTGCGCCTCGGCCTTGTTCCCTGCGGCATGGGCGCGCAGGTCTTCGATCAGCGCCTGCGGGTGGATCTTCTCCTGGATGTAGATCGGGACCACGGGGACGGTCAGGTCCTCGGCATCCTGTTCGTCCTTGCCTTTCCAGACCAGTTGCGGATCGAGCGACGGGTCACGCGGATACAGCATCGTCTTCGGTGCCTTTTCATCGGAAGCCACGAAGTCGCGCAGTTCCTCGGTCGGAATATTCGACCGCTGGTCCTTGTGGCGGATCGAATCCACCGATGCTGTTTCCTTTGCCTTCTTTGTTTTCGTCGCCATGCTGTTTCACCCGCACGCTGTTTCGAGGATCGGGAAGTCCTCGACCGAAGGCGTGTTACCTCGCGGCATTTCATCCCATGTGCGGCCATCCAGAATACGGCCCGTGCGGCTCTTGAGGACACCGCCCCACTGCTTGAAGAAAAACGGAACGCGCGCACGCAGGCACTGGTCGCGGATCTCTCGCACCCATTGCGGGTCCATGGGGCGGGCACCAGGCCCGGACTCTCCCCCCACAATCACCCAATCGATACCGCGCAGATTGAGCTTGCGTATCGAACCCAACAGCGGCTCGATCGATAGGAACTTCACGTGTGCCGCCGTGCGCCTCAGGTGGTCGATTCGGAAAACGTAGTCGTCGTTTTCCACGCTGACGCCCATCCAGATGTGCGGCCGCCACGCGAGAAACGGGCTCAGTTGCAGCAGCCGTTCGGATCGCTTCGTCAGCAACTGGTACTGGTGCCAGTCGGCGCGCCCCATCACGTCAAAGACCTGCTGGACGTAGCTGAGGGGCACGTCCTCGTGGAAAAGGTCGCTCATGGAATTCACGAAGACCCGATTCGGGCGCTTCCACTTCAAGGGCAGTTCCAGCATGTGCGGCTGAAGCGTGAGCCGGAAGCCGTTAACGTAGTTCCGCTGTCCCATGGCTTGCAGACGCTTCGCCAGCCGCTCGGCGTAGCAGTGCTTGCAGGCCGGGCTGATCTTAGTGCATCCGGTGACAGGATTCCAAGTGGCATCCGTCCATTCGATGTGAGAGTTGCCGGCCATTACGCAGCCCCCTTATTCCGGTATTTGTTGAAGATGTATTCGACGATTTTGTGGCCCGTCGCATTCGGCGACGCGAAGAAGAGGTAGTAGATCGTCCGCCCGATGCTGTTCTTCATTGGAACCGGGACGGGAACGAACTTGAACCCGGCGACTTCCCGCAGGCGCTTTCGGTAAGCCTCCGCCAGCACTTCATTGCCGGCTACCTTCTCGTCCCAGCCGAAGAGATTGCCGGTGTTGTCGTACATGACGTTGCGCCAGGACTCGTCGCCCCAGAAGCGGTTCATGCGAGCGATTTGAACCGGGTCCACGCTACCTGGGTCGTGGCGCAGGACATTCATGTTGATGTCCATGATCATGAAATTGAGAAAGATCTCGATGGTTCCCATCTTGCCGGCTTGAACGACAACGTCCCAGGAGAGGTCGATGTTGTATGGGTCCAGGAGGCACAGCGCGCGCCCATACTTGGCCCATGTCGCGCGAGGAAAGACTTGGGACGGCAGGACCGTGTTGCAGTCGCCTTCGTAGGTAAAGACGTCGGCGCGATCGCCCGCGAGCTCGCGGATCTGCTCCGTACGACTGCCGTTCAGGTCGATGAAGTGGTACTCCTTGAACGGCGGATCTACCATCAATGCGTTCAATGGGCTGCCCGGAATGAACTCGCCCGTGGTCCGCGACAAGTGGATTCCCGCGCCGGCGAAGGCATCGATATAAATGTGCGTCAACCGCTGTTTGGACATGATCCTGGAGTATTCCGTCGCGTAGTCACGCTCGATCTCCAGTTTCATTTCGGACCACAGGCCGACCTCGTCGTAATCGGGTTTCATGCGACCTCCACCACTGCCGTGGCATTGGCGGCCGCCAGAATTGGCGATTTCGCGTCCCAGGGGTCGGCAATCTCGACGAACGCCCAACGACCGAACCCGCCATGGTTGTTCACGGCAGGCACCCAGAGGGTTCGCGCGGTCGCGACTTTAGCTTCCTTGTCGGCCCGCATTTCGCCTGTCACCTCTACGATCAGATTGACCTCGCCGGCAGACGTCCGGAGTTTCACCACAAAATCGGGGACGTAGTTCCGCTCCTGCCCGTTCAGTGTGTAGGGAATCGTGAATCCGACGTTGTGATTCTTGAAGTAGCTTGCCACCTGGTCCATGCTCTCCAGGGTCTGCGCCAGCTTCTGCTCCCAGGAGTCCGTGTCGGCGACGACGTGGGAGATGTGACAACGGTCTTCCCGCGTAGCGTACACGGCGCGGCTGGTGTCGAAATCGACGAAGCGTGTGCTGCCCTCGGTATCGTATGGATATAGGATCGGCTTCAGAACCTTTTCGCCGGCAGTCGCATCAACGATCGACCGGTAGATTCGGTTCGCCGCTTCGAGCGCGAACTGAATCCAGAGCAGCATCTGCGGGAAGGTGTCGTCCTTCAGACTGAGGCATTCCTGCCGCCACCGTTTGGTGATCGCGAGCAGTTGCGGGAACAGCCACGGCTTCAAGTTGCCCTGGTCATCGCGGAAGAAGCTCTCCAGCAGGCACTGCGCGACGCGAAAATCCACCTCCTGCTCACGGCGGCTCTGCAGATCCGCAAGCGTGTGGGTGCTGGCCTCGCCGACGATGGGGGCGTTGTAGGTTTCCGTTGGGACATCCGCGGTGCTCAGCACATAGCGCGAGTCGCCAGTGAACTTGGCGGCGAGCTTCTCCGGAGGCAAATCGTAGCGGTAACCCTGAAGCCGGGGAAACCGCATCTCCAGCGCGGACCGCTCGTCGAGAGCGCGGACCCGCGTCACGGGCTTCGGTGGAGTGGGCTTCGCGGAACCACTGGTCGGGATGAAGGAGAATGGGACGCCGTACACCTCGGCATACTCCGGCTCAAAATGCCCATCGCTATTCAACGCCCAATTGGTGCGCCGCAGGCCTCGGCCCACGACCTGCTCGCAGAGTAGTTGCGTCCCGAACGCCCGGATCCCCAGGATGTGGGTGACCGTGTTGGCGTCCCATCCCTCGGTAAGCATGGACACTGAGACGACGCACTTGATCTGCTCGCCCAGTTTGCCTGGCTTGCCGACGGTGTTCATGACCTCGCGCAGCAAATCCTCTTCGGAGATCTTGTTGACATCGCGCTCGGGAAAGCGCGATCGATACTCTTCCTTGAATTCATCGATCTCGGTCCTGGCGATCTTGCGGAACTCATCGCTCATCGCCTCGCCGGATTCGAGCTGTTCGGAATCTACCAGGATCGTGTTCGGCCGCGGGAGCCATCGGCTGTCTTCAACGTTGCTGAAGAGCCCGAGTTTCCCCGGCACCAGAACCGCGGAGCCATCGGCCAGGGTCTTCTCCCAGCCGGAGATGTAGTCGAAGACCAGCTTGGAAACGTTGGTGTTGTTGCAGACGACGATGAACACCGGCGGCGTCTGGCCGCGCAGGCGCGCTTCGGTGTTGTCTTCCCAGAGCTTGAAGTACTGCTTGTAGTTGTTGTACAGGCTCTCCAGGGCGCCCTCGAGTTCTGCCGGCAACTTCGGTTCGCCGGCCAGCGCCTCGGTCCCGCGCCCCTTCTTGGGGAGGTGCTCCCGAATGCGATACCAGAGATCTCGATAGGTGGGCTGCTCGCCCGTCATCGAATTGTCCGCGACTGGAACACGGGGCACCTTGACGATCCCTGCCTCGATGGCATCGATGAGGGAGAAGTCGGACACCACCCAGGGAAATAGCGTGCCTTCCGGATAGCCGGAACCCCGCAAGAAGAACGGCGTTGCCGAGAGATCATAGACCGCGCGCACGCCAAGCTTCCGCTTTACCGACTCCAGGCCGTTGATCCAGATTCGCGCCTCCTGATCGCGCTTTTCGGCTTCCTTGCGCTCATCGCCGACCAATTTCACCGGCTCCGGTTCCGGCTTGCCGCGGTAACAGTGGTGGGCTTCGTCATTGATGACGAGGACGTTCTTCTTGGCACCGAACCCACGGCAGACGCGACGAACCATTTCATCAGGCGTTTCGGTGAAAGCGGAAGTCCCGCCGGTCCCCAGCACCTGCTTGGTCAACTTGCCGACGGCGACCTTTTCGCGCAAGAGAAACGTATGGAAGTTGGTGATGATGATCTTGGAGCGCGTTAGCTGCTCACGGAGAATTTCGGGCACAACGTCGAGTTTGCGGTAGTAGTTGTCTGGATCATTTGGCAGGAGTACGCGCAAGCGATCGCGGATGGTGATGCCGGGCGTGACGATCAGAAAGGAATCGGAAAAGCGGTTGTCCTGCGGCCGCGCCAGCTTGTTGAGGGCCTGCCAGGCAATCAACATCGCCATCACGACGGTCTTGCCGCTACCGGTGGCCATCTTGAACGCAATGCGGGCCAGTAACGGGTTGGTGTCCTGATTCGCGAGTTTCAGATCGCGAAGAATCCAGGCGCCGTCCTGCCGATCCGCGACCTCGGCCAGATAGATGGCGGTTTCCATCGCCTCGATCTGGCAGTAGTACAGTCGCTTATCCCGCTCCGGCCGCCGCCAATACTCCAGTAGTTGCCGCGTCGTGCTGGTGACGCCATCGTAGTTGCTGAGCCGCCACTTACTGATGATGTGACGGACGTCATTGATGAACTTGTTCTCTTCGATCCGATCCTTGGTCCACTCAGTATCGAGTTCGAGCTGCTTCCCCTTCTTCTTAGGCTTGGCGATTGGAATGAAGTAACTGGACAGGCGGCGGGATGCTACGACCTTGTCAGTGATGCCATCCTCATCGAAGTAGAAGTGGCGCGACGGCTCTTCGTATGGCGAATTCAGTACCGGGTTTTCGATGACGATCTGGGGCATGATCTGCCTTTGGCCGAGGCGCAGAATTCAGGGGCTTAAGCTCCTGATTGTATAAGCATTCGCGTTGCGCCGTTCTCCGCTCGGGCCTGTCCACCTATCGGGCCCACTTGATCGAACCTTTTGACCACTCTATTCTATAGCGAACAAAAAGCGAACACAAGGCGTGGGCGACCTGACTGACCTGACGGCTTCCTTACCTCGGCAACGGCTCCGTCCCCTGGTTCAGGATATCCATGTACCGGTGGTAGACGAACAACCGGTGCCGCTGCTTCCCCGTGATCTCGCGCAACATGCCCAGCTGCCGCATGTGCTCAATGGATTTTGCCACTGTGGGCGCCGAAATCGAAAGCTTCCCGGCGGCCGCCGGAATGGAGATGATCGGGTTCGCCTGCAGGAAGCGGTGAACGCGGAGCATCGACGCCGCCGGTCTGCCCACCTTTTCAATCTCCCGGCGGTCCGCCTCGATCAGCGCCAGGATCTGGCGGGCGGTGTCGGCAGCCTGGCTGGATGTGTCACGCACGCCGGTCAGGAAGAACTCCACCCAGGTCTCCCAGTCGCCGGCAGTTCGGACGCGGTCGAGCAACTCGTAATACCGCTGCCGGTGTGCCTTGAAGTAGAGGCTCAGATAGAGGATGGGCTCGCGCAGTACGCCGGCCGCGCAGAGAAGGAACGTGATCAGGAGCCGCCCAAGCCGGCCATTGCCGTCGAGGAAGGGATGGACCGTTTCGAACTGGACATGGACCAACGCGGCCCTCACAAGTACCGGGATGTCAGGCCTGTCCGCATGGAGGAACAGCTCGAGGGCGCCCATGCATTCCATGACCTTCTCCGGTGGCGGTGGCACGAACGCGGCGTTGCCAGGGCGCGTGCCGCCAATCCAGTTCTGGCTCGTTCGAAACTCGCCCGGCTGCTTCTCGCTGCCGCGCCCCCTGGCGAGCAGGACCTCGTGAATCTCGCGGAGCAGCCGAAGGGATAGGGGGAAACCTTCACGGAGGCGCCGCAAACCGTGATCGAGCGCGGCCACGTAGCTCGAAACTTCCCGAACGTCGTCGACGGGAACGCCGGGGGCCTCCTCACTTTCAAAAAGCAGCAGGTCGGATAAGGATGACTGTGTCCCTTCGATCTGGGATGAGAGCACCGCCTCTTTCCGGACGTACATGTAGATGAGCAGCGACAGATCCGGAAGGACCGATGCCAAGCCATCGAGCCTGCCAAGCGCCTGAGTGGCTTGCTCCAGGAGACTCTGTAGCGGACTGAGTTGCACCGGCGGCTCCGGTGGCAGTGGCGGCGGAACAAAAGCCCGCACGCGTTCGTCGCGGGTCGTCGTTACGACATAGGTCCCGAGGCGTTTAGACCGGTCAGCCATCGTAACGCACGGATCCTTTCGTTGCGCAACCCATAACAAAACTATACACCACTTTCCTTTCGTTACGCCTGAGCTGTGGATGGCGTGATGTCGCAGGTAGTCGCCCGGAGGCGTCACCCGATGCTGCTAGGTCTTAACGGTTTAGTGCCGCATCGATTTCCACACCAATCCACAGCATTTCTTGGCAAGAACTCAATTTATATCGTTTTCAATGAGTTGGCCTGTGATCTGTTTTCGCCTTGTCTTCGCCATGATAGACTCCAGAGTTGTGCTCCGGGCCACTCGGGTCCCCACGGCCTGCCGCCACAGCTAAATCGCACTTGGAGGTGGCCGTCACCATGGTTCGCTTCAATCCGAAAGGCCATTCGCAACCGGACCGGTTGAAAACGATTCAGCCCCGCAACCTCATCCGCATGCTGGAACCCAGCCGGGAGTACCTGGAGACCCGCGGCTTGCCCTTGCCGCGAGAGGATGAGTTGGAAATCGACTACATGAAACTGGCAGGCATCCTTGCCGTGCCCGACGAGTGGATGGACACCAGCGTCATAGAAGGACTCCACCTTGTCGGGAATCTCGGCACGGACGAGAACTTCGACCAGTTGCTCGACGTCGCACGCCGGAACTTCATTGAAGTGGACGTGGAGTCCACCGCCGCGGACTTGGCCGCCAGGATCTGGCTGGAGGCGCCGCAAGCGCTGGAACTGAAAGAGCGCGAAGCGGGTTCGCAACGCCGCCGGAAGTTCGAGAGTTTCCGCGCCCGAGAACCGGGGAATGTCCTGCGGCCCGAGCAGTTGCCGATGCAGTTTGACGAACTGGAGGTGGACATGGAAGGTTGGTTCATG